AATTCAGAACCATACACAAAGAATTTAATTACTGCTGCTGTATCAGAAGATGTTAAAGATCCTATATCTTCTAAGTTAGCTCCACCGTAAGGTTTGATAGTTAACGCAGATGTAGAAGCCTCAATACCAGCTGTTACATAACATTTTACAACTTCAGTTGCTGCACTTGAGTTACCTGTAACAGAAGCCACAATAGTTGCTCCTTTTCTTACAGCGTGTGCCTCAGCCGCACCTGAATCAATACCAGTGATTGTACCTACAGAACCATCTGTACAGTCCACAACACCATTATATGCTAAGTGTAATCTACCTTGCTCAGACCAAATAACTTGATCAGAAGCCATAGGCATTTCAGCACCTACCATTCTTAAGAATGAAGATACAGTTCTATTTCCGTATCTTTCAACTTCTTGCTCATATAGTTCAGGTAAATACTGCTGTGACCAGTTAGCACCACCTGCGCCATGGAAGTTTAAGTAATTAGACGCAAGTGTTGCTTTTACCGCACTTGGGCTAATTATGCTAGCAGCCGCTGGGCCGCTAAATGAAACGTTTGTTGCCATTTTTAATAATTTTTAAGTTTTAATTTTAGACCAGATGAATTGTCTCCACTAACTATTCTCGCTTTCATTCCACCAACTTCAATTTCTTGATGATTGGATCTAGGATCCATTTTGATGTTTTTTGCAGACTTAACAGACTCTTTAATAGCATCTGCCTTACCTTGCTCATAAAAGTGATTTGCGATAGCGTCGGCATTCATCGCAGTAAACAAAGACTTATGATAACCTGCAGCGTCTTTCATTTCATTTTTTTCATTCAAGAACCTCTTGACAAAATTATTGATGTCGCTTTGAGTATTTTTAACCTCGTTCACATTTTTGACATTAAATCTATATCTTTTATCTCCAACATTGTATTCAAAACCTTTGAATTGGTTATTGAAAAAAGATTTAGTTTTGTTGTCGAACACTTCTCTTTGAGATTGTGTTATTTTTTCTTGCTCTGCACTTTCTTCATTATATCTATTGAAAAAGTCCATTGCTTTCTGCTGTTCAGGTGTTAACCTTGATCCAGCTTTAATTTCTTTATAATAATTAGACTTTTGTGATTCAAGATGGTTTTTTGCTTGCGCAACCTCTTCTTTAAAAGCTAATTTTTTTCTTTTTATATCTTTAGGCTCATCTATTTCTTCGTCATATGAAAATTTATCTTCTATTAAAAAGTTAATTTCATCTGCGGATAAATGAGGTTTAGACCTAGTGTAGTATTCATGCAATAAAGACATGTCTTCGAATTGCTCATAATCTTTATTTAACGCCACATAATCTTCTAAAGTTCCACCTGTTTCATTCATAAACTTAACTAAGTCTTGAATATTTTCAGGATATTCTATTTCTTCTTTAACCTCTGCTTCTTCAACCTGTTCAACTTGCTCTTCTTCCTGCTCTGCAACCACTGCAACCTCGTCATTATTGGTTTGTTCATCCGTTACTTCTTCTAGTATTACTTCTTTTTCTTGTGTATCCCGCACATCTGCATCACTTTCTCCGGCAGGTTCTTCGTCTTGTATTTCTTCGACCACTTTTTCGCTAGTTTCGGATTCGTCTTGTACAGGAACCTCATCTGTGCTTTGCTCTTGAACGGCATCTGTTTCTTCTTTAGGTTGTTCTTCAGTTACTGGTGGTTTTGAAAGATCCACCTTGTACACACCTGATTCTTCATCAAACCCGGCATTCTTTTGTACAATTTCTTCTTTTTCTTGTATAGATGGCTCTTCAGCATCTATAACTTTTGCTTCTACTTTTTTTGACATGATAAAATATTATATGATTATACATTATATATTACTTAGGTTCAAATGCACCTAAGCCAAATCCGCCACTTAATATATCATTACCCGATGATTCAAAGGGTTTAGCGGTTTGTTTTTGCGCTTTCGCGTCTTCTTTTATTTGCAATTGTTGAGTTGATGCTTGTTGTGCCATACCCTGTAATTGCATATTTATTTGAAATTCTAATTGCATTAATTCTTTTTTCATTTCTTTTTCAGCTTGAAGTTTAGACATTTCCATTTGACTTTTTGCTGATTCTAATTGAATTTTGCTTTGAGTTAACGCTTGTTGTTTTTGCACCTCTGCCTGCGCCGCAACTTGTTGTGCCTGAGCGTTTGCTTGTGCTTGTGCTTGTATATTCTGTTGCTGTATTTGTTGATCTCTTTCTTGCTTTTTCTTTCTTCTTAATTTTAATAGTTGATTTGCAAGTTTAATATTTTTAATTTGCCTAATATCAATAGCATCATCTAAATCAATATTTTGCTGACCAATTGCAACTTGAATATTATTTTCAAGCATTTGTTTTTCTTCTTCGTCTGGTGCTAATTCTAAAAATATACCAAAATCATAAAGATGTAATTCAGTTAATTCTTGTAATGTTGCAACGTTATGTGCGCCAATACTTTGAATAAATGCATCCCTTGTTGGTGAATATTCTAATACATCAGATATTCTTAAAGATATTTTCTCTGCAGTTTCAGCAGTTAAAAATAATCCAGCTTGCAATATGTGTCTTGTTGCTGTATTACTATTTGCTGCTGCAAGTTTTTGTACACCAACTAATGCATTTTTATCAGGTGTGCTTCCGTCTCTTGCTTCATTTAATCCAGTAGCATCTCTAATCATTTGCATATAATAGTTATATGTACTAATTAATTGTGCTAATTTATTTGCGCCTGCATTATTACTTATTTCTTGAATAGGCACTTTGCCTGGGTTCATATCGCCTTCGGCTGTAAATGATCTACCAATAACAGAACCTGTTTGGAAAAACATATTTAACGCTTCTTGTGGATTATAATTTGTTCCATTGCCCAAATCAATTTCAGCTAATCCATCAGCATCTAAATATACACCATCCGGCACCATTCTTGAAAGTACTTGTTGTATTTTTAAATGTGTTAATTGTATCATATCCGCAAAACCTGTAACTCTGCTTACTAATGATTCAATTCTACCATTATATACTCTTGGTGATACTAATGAATAATTTAATTTAACTTTATTAACATCACTTTTTTCCCTCAACATATTATCAGCAAGTTTCCATTCTAATAATATATTTGAACCTGGTATAAACACACCTTCATACAACACCTCAATATTTTTAGCAATACGTTCAAATCTTAATTCGCCATCAATAGGCGTTGCCATAAATGCATCAGATTTTTTAATAATTTTTTCAGCACCAGTAGAAGTTTGTTTTACTTTATAAACTTCGTTCATGTACGTTTTATAATTAAAGTACATAATTTGAACTGAATTATTATCCTTATTGTTTACTTGTGTATTGTATTTATTATATGTATTGTAATCTTGACTTCCTTGTTGTGTGATCTTTTTTAAATCCTCATCTGTAAGATTTGGAAATTGCATTTTAAGATCGTTAACATTTATATTTTTTATTTCACCAATATAATATATATCGTCATAATATGGTGATTCAGAATACGAATGTACTATGTTTGCAGGATCTACGTATTCAATCTTAATGCCTTCTGATTGTGTAAAATTATTTTTAACGCATCCAACGCCTAGCACTGTTAAATCATAAAACAATCTTTTCTTTATATTTTCGTAATTATTTTGATTAAATACAGTTTGTATTGCTTGTTCTTCAGCAATTTCAATAGCTTGTTTGTAATCAAGCTGCATGTGCAATTGTAACTCTTCTTCGTTTTCTGGTAATGTTTGCGGATTATTATTGTATGTATTTAATCCAAATTGTTCTTGAACATAATCGCTAAATTCTCTAGTACGCATATCAGCAAGTATACTTTCCATATACTGTGTTCTTTTATTAACACCATTAGGATCTTGTGAAAATGCTTTTATATCGTATGTTCTTTCTGCAATACCATTTACAACTATATCTACAAACTTAGGTATAATAGGAACTGGTTTCCAATCTAAATTTAAATATGATAAATCACCGTTAATTGATAATTCATCTTTATATTTTTGTATACTTTGTTCTCCCCTTGCATATAATCTTAATTTATGATATTGGTTCTGATTTACAAAGAATCTGTTAACTCCTCTGTCTTTCTTAAACCATTCATTTTCTATAGCTCTAGCTACTTTCAAACCATAATCTTGTGATAGTTTTTCGTCGTCGCTAGCTGTTTGGCTTGGGAAGTAACTTTTTAAAACGGACTCAGCCATAGTTTTTTATTATTTTTGATAAAGTTCCTTTATTTTCGTATCGTGCAAAGCTAATATTAACTTTCGATTTTTCTCTTTCGCCATGTGGCCTATATAAATGTCTATTACATGCCATAATTGCTAAACCTGAACTTATAGCGGCATCAAATTTTGTTCTTTTGTTTATATCAAACTTAGCCCAATCATTTAATGTGGTATTAAAATATATATCACCATAAGTTCCGTCAGATTTAATTCCAACATGAGAATTTATATACGTTTCTATTGCGGCAGCATGTGCTTGTCTTATATCCTCACTTGAGTTTGGTATGCCACCTATTTCTTTTTCAGCGGTTGATAACTTGTTCCAAGTTCTATCTGGCCGGTTCATTGAGTAACCTCTATAACCTCTTCGCTTTAAATAATATAATAATCTAGGTTTGTTATTTTCTGCAAGTATTGGCATACCGTAAAATACTAATGCCATTAACACATCTTCAAAAAACATTTCGGCGGTTTGTGGTCTAGCTATATACTCCAGAAAAAACCGATTCGGTGGTGCATCTTCCATACTGAACTTAGTAAGTCCATGCAAAGATCCTTTAGAACCTTTACCGTCGGTAGTGCCGGATATATCGTAGCTATCGCAGCCAAATGCACCCATATGTTCATTTCCAGGGTATTTAAATCCATTTTTAATTAAAATATTATTTTGTAAATTTAAACTTGGTACCCAGCTTACTTTGAATCTTCCATTAGGATTTGGTGTAAATTGTACTGTTGTATCTTTAACACCGTTTTGCCACGAAAAAGAGCCAACAGTTATATTACCTTCTGTTGTAATGTCGTCATTAAAATCAATCTGTTCGTAAATCTTAGCAAGATTAAATATGCTATTTTTAGTTTCATCTCTGAAAGCATGCTCTTCAGTCCTTGGAA